AGTCTCTATACGTATCGTCTGGGCTACCTCAAAGCGCTGCGCATCAGCCACGGTAAGGGTAGTGGCTGCGGCACTTAGGGGGTTGTCCTGTACCGTGTCCCCCGACGCCCGCACTATGCGGGGCCAGCCCCAATCCGCAGTTGCGCGCAACCCCTTACGTACGGCAGATAGCACAGCGTCACGTAGCTCAAACCCGTAGTATGGGGCCTGCACCCCAATTAGAATGACCTTCGCGCCAGCCGCCAAGAGGTCGGTACTGTACGTCTGGTCAAGGTCGGCATCGTCCTTGAGGGCCGTAGGGGTGCTTACCAAGTCCCAGCGAGTCACGAACTCCGTTTGACCAGGCAGCACGTCAATGTCTAAGTCGCTCGCTTCTAGTTGGTAGAACCATCGCCCTACGTGGTCGTCAACACGGCGGCTAGCAGCCTTCAGGTAGCGGATTGCATCGGCCCAGTCGGCGGCTTCTATCTCGCCTACCACGCGCTGTAGCTCGCCCAGGTCAGCGTAGCATGTGGGGGTATCGTTTGGTGATGCCATACCTAAGTCCTCTGAGACGCACTGAGCGGGCCGTCAGCGCCGTTTTGGGTGTTAGGCTGCACCATCCCACAGGGGATGCCTAGCGGCAATGGGCCACGGTACGTAGGGGCTGACTGGTACGGGGCTAGCACCTATTCCTCCCCCTCCACTATACAAACCTCTTGTGCATGTCATCCCTGAATCGCACGGCGATGTAGCGGTCTAGTGCCGCGTCGTCAATTTCTCCAGATATCACATATACGTAGGCGTAGGTACCGTCAATCACGCTTTGGGGAGCGGGAGTCAGAGGCCGCCCGCACAGCCCCCGAATCCCGCGCCCCAAGGCGTGCAGGAATCCGCTAAGACTCCTGCACACTGCTGTAGCCAGGTACAGCAACTAACCCTCTACTATCTCCGCAGTGGTAGTTTCCTGGGTGGGTGGGGCTTCACCCAGCACAGGGTAGCCAATACCCAGGATACCGCCCAGGTTCGTGCTGCCGCCGGTAGGCGTAACCACAGCCCGCACGAAGCGGCGGTGACTACCCTCCTTGGCACTCAGTACTGCTAGCTGGTCGTCACCCGTCGCCGCCAACTGAGTGATAGCGACGGCGGGGCTCAGGTCAGCAAACGAGCTATCATCTGCTGAGTCCTGTAGCTTAGCGTCGATAGTGCCCGTGATAGCCCCAACCAGTATGAAAATGTCCACGTGGCGGCACTTCTGAGTGTCCAGTGATGCACTGTTGACGGCGGTAGTGGCCCAGTCGATAGGGCTGCCCAGCATCTTGACCAGGGCGCTACGCGGGATGCTGATACCCGCGCCGCCAATCTGGCCCAACTCGCTGCGGATGGCAGCCACGAACAGGGCCGCCAGCCCCAGCACCTTCTTGATTAGTGTCTGCATGTTGCCTTGTTCCTCCTTGTTTCGCTGCTACTCAGGTTGCTCTGGTGCTTCGTCACCCCGCCCACCTATCAGCCTAGATATAAACCCAGGCTGAGCGGGGGCAGAAGGCGGAGCATCTGCCGGTACTGCGTCCACCGCAGTTGTCGGGCCGTGGCAGTCTCCACGGCATATAGGGGTGCCCATGGGGTGTACGTTCGTAGTCCCCGCGAGCACTACGTCAGTGCTGCCACACTTAACGCAAATCATTGTCTGTATCCCCTCCTGCTAGACCTTGCCGATACGGAAGGCGTCGGGGTTGGTGAGACGGCCACCCAGGCGGGTGCGCAGGTAGAAGACTACCTGTTCCACGTCCGTCTTGGTGAAGGGGTCAAGCTGGGCGCTGACGGCCATGCGGCGTGGGGTGATGTACTGGCTGAAGTCGCCCCAGGCCACAACCTTGTTGCCATCTGTGCCACCCTCAGCGATAAAGCTAGAGCGCACCACGGGGAAGCCCAGTAACTCGTTAGGCCGGTCAGCGAAGCCCGCTGCCCAAATGAAAAGCCCGTTAGCGTCCACCAGCTTGCGTATGTTTAGTTCCTCCAGCTGGTGCATGGCCCAGACGGCGTTACCCCAATACTGCGGAGGTAGCGCATACTGCAAGTCCATGAGCTTAGTGGCGCTGCCCAGGTCGCTGGTAGTGTTGCTGATTTCGTCAGTCGTTGTGCCACTAATGTCCGTAGCCGCCGGAATGTCAGGGTCGGCAAAGATGCCCAGCGGTTCGTCCACGCCGGAACCCACGAGGACGGCCTTCTGAGCCACCAGCCCCAGGTTCTCGCCACCATTACGCTCTAGGAACGCGAGAATATCGAAGTCCGTATCTGCTACGAAGTCGCGGCCCAGGAACGTCTTGGTGCGCATCTTGTCTACGGCGATGTTCAAGCGCCCAAAGTTAGGCTCTGTTTCGCCAGCCGTAGACCCTGGTATCTCAGCGACAAACGAGCCGATAAAGCCAGAGGAATAGATACTCGCGTCACCGCCGCTGGCGGGCTGCACGCGCCACCAGGTTACCATTTCGCGGGCGGTCGGTAGAGGTGTGGTCATGTCTAGGATACGGGAACGCTCAGCCAATCGGCTAAGCACGTTGGCCTGCTGGTCAGGGGCCATGAGGAAGCCGCCAAGTTCGTCTATGCCCGCCTGTAGTACGTCGCGGTGCACCGGCTCATAGAAACCAGGGGCCGCGATAGAGTGAAGCTGACGCTCCAAAGCATCGCGGTACGCGGCTTCTCCCAGAGCAGGATTCCACGCCGCACGGCTCAGGCGCAGGTTGTGCGGGCCAATTCGCAAGTCACTAGCGGCGGGAGCATCCGCCCCAGGAACGGGTGGGGGAGGCTCGCTGCCGTCAGCAGGAAGAACCTGCCACGCCTTGAGGTTAGACGCCTTGGCGTCGAAGTTCTCCTGCCGGTGGAGAGTGTCGCGCAGCGTATCAGCCGCCTCTAGGTGGGACTCTGCCTGGGCGAAGCCCTCCTGAAACGCGCTATCCTCCATCTGGGTGCCTGCGTCCAGCTTGGCTTCCAAGCCTTCGCGCAGCGCCGTAGCCTTGGCTACGTGGTCGTTAATGCGTTCGCGTATTTGCGTCGCACTCAAAGTCTGTTCCTCCTTGTTCGTACTAGCCGTGGGATACTAGCCCCCTGCGCGTGTACGGAGGGCAAGCAACCGCAGTTGTTGACGGGCTCGCCTCTGAGCGGGGGTGCACGGACACGCGCCCTCTAAGGGGTCGCTAGGTGCACCTGTCGCGTCGGGAGCTTCTAAATGGCTTTTGAGAAGTGACCCCACAACCTTAATGGGGAGGTCATAGGGGAGCGGAGCCGTATCGCATGGCCCATGAGGGCAGCAGGTTGACGGATGGTCGGACAGTAAAGCTTCAGGGTCAAAATGTCCTACCATACGGTCACGTAGAATCTTGGCCCCTGGCATCCCGCCAAAGTTGACGGGGCTCACGTCCAGTAGCTTAGCCTTCTGCTGTAGGGTAAACGTAGCGCCGCCCCGCTCCTGCCGCTCTGTCTGTACGGGAATCCACGAAATGCTAACGGCGCTTAACGCTCCGTCCTGCACTAGCTGCCAGGCGTCGCGGCCTAGCACAGTGTCAGAGAATTGAGCCTTGAACAGCAGGCCCGCGTCTGTTTCCTCTAGCCCCAACACGGGGCCAAGGGGCAATGCCCAGTCATTGTGCACCCACAAGTGCTGTACCTGCCAGGACGGGGCAGCCAGGAAGTCGCGAAACACCCCAGGCACAAATATGCGTTTGAGGAAGTCGGGGACGTTGTAGGGAAACAGAGCTGTGTAGCTTCGTTCCTCTGGGTCTAGGGCGTCCAGCTTAACGGGGAAGGCTGCCCGCTGTGCATCGGCTCCTACGTGCTTAGTCACGCTTTCCATAATACTACCTCTCTAGCCAGCCGGTCAAGGTATGGCGTACCCGTCAAGGAAGCTGGCCGTACTCCGTAAACATGTCCTGGGGGCGCATCCCAAGCTTGTGAGCAACGCCCCGTACTGTGTGAATGTGAGTTGCGATTAGTAGCCGCCGCGCATCCTGGCTGGGCGTAGCTCCCTCTACGCGCGTGGGAATCGACAGCAGCGCCGCCTTAACGTCAGCGCGCAGCGCCGCCCAGTCGTGCGCCTCTGGCTTGCTGTCTGATAGGGGAAGGCACTGAAAAGCATAGCGGATGCTAGCCATAACCTGATTGTCAATGACGCCATGCCCTGATGTGCCCTTGGCCAGTGATTCGGCTAGTTGCTGTATACGGTTGTGGCCCATAGGCAGAGGGCGGGCAGCGCCACTACGCACCTGTACGGGTAGCTGTTCAGCGTTCAGAGGCACCAGCAGTATGTCGCCACCTTCCGTGGGGGGCAGGCCAACCTCTTGGCGGAACTCGTTAATGCTACTACCTCCCGACAGCAGCTTGCTAGTGGCGCGTTTGGTACGGCTAGTCTGTAGTTCGTCAAGGGCCATGACCTGACTGGTATCAGCCTGTATGCGCAAGTCGTCTCCGAACTCAGACGCAAGGCCCCACGTAAACACTGATACTATGCGCACCAAGTTGGGGGCCGTGTTTTCCTCGTGCTGAGCGCTACGGGCCTGACCGTAGTTACTGTAGGTCGCGTGGGTGAGGCCAATAACTGCGCCCACCACGATAGGGGGCACATTCAACGGGCCAAGGATTCGTGCCTCTATGTCCATGCGTAGCTCGTGCAAGCCAATCTCGCGGCTGCCCGTAGCTAAGCCCATGCGGGTCAACTTGCCCTGTGTCCTGTCCACAACGGCAAGGCCCCAGGAGCGGTCTACGCCGCCCTGCTGGCTCTCAAATTGCGTTTTCAGGCGGGCTATTTCGTCCTCTGTCATTTCGCGTTCAGCTTCGTAGAGGAAGGCGGGAATAGCGCCCCGCTGAAAGAACCTGATGATAAATGCTGTGATAGCGTCGTCAGCATCTACGCTGGCCAGCGTCGGCGCAATGGGGGATAGGCCCCAGAGGGGAAATACGGGGTCGGGGCTAAGGGCAAGGTGGATAACGTCACGGGGGTCATAGCGTACAAACCGCTTGGGGTCAGCCCCCTCTACTAGCTTCTGGGCTCCCGCTATAGCGCTGCCTGTACCAAAGGTAGAACCGTCCTTAAAGACGTAGTACCCCTCTATCATCGTCACAGGGTCAGTCTTGACTACTACCGTAGTCGCGTCGATGGGCCACAGTGCGATTACGTCGCCGCCGTTGTTGCGTTGCTTCCACAGCAACCCGTTGCCCAGCGTGGCTACGTCTGTCCAGAAGCGGTCTAGCAGCCGCACTCTGTCTATGAACGGGTTGGGCTTTTCTAGGAGTCTGACCAGGGGGTGCGTCCACGGCTGTACGGCCCACCGCTCGCTACTAGGTACCCATTGCTCAGCCAGCAGAGGCACAGAGATTAGGCCGCGCACCGTCTCCGTGATGGCGGCGTTGACTAGCTCATTCTCCTTATAGGCCCGCTGAATGGCAGAGACGTTAGCCGCCCCGCGCATCCGGCCCAGCACGGCGTTAACGATGCTGGTAAGGCTGCGCACGTTACGCTGCGCGCCACGCGTCAGCCAACGCAGGGGAGCAGTCAGGACAGTGGCGGGTAGAGCTAGTAGCTTGTTCATGGATATACCGGCGTCTGCCTGAATAGAAGCCTACCACTACTGTTACCGTTGCGATAAGGGCGTACCTCTATGAAAATGCCGCCAAGGGCACGGGGGCGCAGGCCCTTGCGCTCTACGTAGGTGCCTTGTGGGCGGCCCTCAAGCTCGCTGCCCAGCACATAGCCACGGAGGTAGCTACCGGCTGATACCATGTAGTAGGTGCGGTCTATCATCGTGTGGTGGCGAGTCGTATCTACCCAGTCAATGCGGGGCCGGTCAAAGGCAAACCGCATGTGATAGTGGCCAGTCACGTAGAGGTCAGCTACAAAGTCAGTGGCTAACGCTTCCAACTTGCGGATAACGGTAGACTCACTCTGCGCGCCACCCTCCCCGTGGCGGCTCATAATACGAAACGTACCCTTGTGCTTATGCGCGTCTACGAAGTCTAGGAAGGTCGCTGCTGTATGCCCTAGCATCGGGCAGCCCAGCCAATCAGCTATGCGGGTATCCGTGGTCGTGCCGTCATAGAAGGGGTGGAAGTGATGGCCCTCGTGGATACCCAACCAGTTATTGTTGCCACAGACGGGGCAAAGGCCCCTGGTAGGAGCGAGTATTTGCTTGATAGCTTCTATGTCCTCCCGCCCCGCTTTGTCCAGCATCTTAATAGTGCTGTCGTAGAGGGGGGTACCAATACGGGCTAAGGCTATGCCCGTCCGGTTGCTGGGGCTCATACGGTCTACAAAGTCGCCCACGCCAAGGTAGTGCACATGCTCAAAGGCTACGGCGCGCTCGATGTACTTTTCCAGCTTGTTCAGGTCGCAGCCGGTAGCACCGTATTGAATGTCAGCAAGGAAGGCCAGGGTAAGCGGGGCCTGGGCGGGCAAATCATGCTGCCCCTCATAGTCAATGGTAAGTACACGTTGCTCCACTACTTGCCTCCTGTTAGCTGTTTGATACGTTTAGCCAGTTGACTAGCGTGCTGGTCACGGGGGGCAACTAGGGCCGCCCCCGCCTCCCGCAATACGTTCCAGATAGTTTCGAAGTCGCTGAGGGGGAGCACCGTTGCATAGTTCTGAGTGCCCTTTTCGTGCATAACTATGAGGGGCATTTTGTGCTCGCGCTGGGCTAGCCGCCTTACCTCCCGCAACAGAGTCAGGACAGCCGCCCGCTGCGTGTGCTTAAACTCCCCGTAAATGGTCGGGTGGAGAATGTCGCCGTGGGTACCGTGGCCACTACGGATACCTGACAACGGGTTACGCTGGCCACCTAGCCGCTTGGCTATGGCCCGCTCTACGCCCTTCCATGTGGCGTTAGGCAAAGCGGCGCATCCCGTTCTGGCGGGCGTGGTCAGTAGCTACTGCGTCGTAGCAGTCACGGTGGGCATAGGTACGGATGCCTAGCCACTGACGGGGTTGCTCAGCCCGTATGGGCTCAAGGCAGTACACGCATGTCTTAGGCTGTATGACGTTAGGCTCCATCTTGGCCGTTCCTGTAGTGTTCACAGTCGATTAGGCGGCCTGGCTCGCACCCCCCGCAAAAGAAGTTGCGCGTAGGCTTCGCAGCACGGCGGATACCCGCCTCTGTCTTGGCGCGCATCCCCGCGTTGAATTGCTCCTTACGTACCACGTAAACCTCTTGGTGGAACCAGTCAAGCTCGCGCTTAGTAAACTCTAGGGTGTAGGCCCGCAAGTCCATGCTGTAGCTTTTGTAGCCGCAGACGGGGCACGCCTTATATAGTCCGTCCTCCTGCCAAGGGCCTAGCATCCCCGTACACTTAGGTTCGGGGCACTTCTTGCGACGCTCTGCATAGTCGCCGTGGAGGAAGTAAACGATAAGGCCGCACTTGCTTGTGCCTGTCGCCACGCAATAGATGGCGCACTGTTCGTAGTAGGAGCGCATCGGCATGTCAAAGAAGCTGGTAAGGTCTACGGCGGCATCTTCCTTGACCAGAGGCCATAGACGCGCGGAACTTAGAGCCGTGCTTTTGATTTCGTCGAACGCTAGGTCGGGCTCGCCAAGCCAGCGGTCAGGGCTGACTATCACACCCTCATAGACGAACGTGCGTTTTTCTAGGGACTCCGCTGTACCAATTATCAGGGCCTCTGCGCTCTGCCCGCGCAGCCAGTAGAGGGCACGCTTACGGGTGCCAAAGCTCATGCCCTGCGCCTGTAGGAACCGTTGGGCTACGCCCAGACGCACACATGGCCATAGCTCGTGCTGATGGGGCCAGCCACCCTTGAAGCGGTTACTAAGCACCTGGTTGAACAGACTGTCACGGCGGGGCTTGTCTTCCTTGATTCTCACCAGGTACCCCTCAGTAGAATGGCAGCCAGGAGGGCTACGCCGTTGGCCAGCAGGAGTAGCGATACGAGTCTCATCGCCGGTCAGCCGTCTCTCTGTGCGTAAACTTGTTCGCGGGAGTCGTGCACTTCTCGCACCCACCGCCCACTAGGACTAGTTTGGTGGGGGCCGGTAGAGGCACCCAGAGGCCCGTAGAGCGCAGGCATTTATCACACGAGTACAGGCGCATGTGAAAGCGTACCGCGTCGCTCATACCCATCCCATGACCTTGGCCGTGGCAGCCAGTGCGGTAGCAACAGCAGGCACAGCGACCAGAGCGCGGCGCAGCGCCCTTACCTCCATGACTAGTGGCATGATGCTAGCTACCTGATTCTCTAAGGCTGCCGTACGACGGCGCTGGCTTCTGAAGCGATGGTCAATAACGCGCACAAGGCGCATGTGCCGCGCATCCTGTGAGCCGTTAAGGAGGTCAAGGAATAGCTTAGATTCGTCGTCAAGCTGCGCCGTGTCCCCGTTCGCATTTGGCATTAGATAAAGCTGAGCCCGCCACCTAGCCGACAGTCGCGGGGGCCGTACTTTAGTGCAGCTACTACCGCCATAGCTAGGGAGATTGCACCATCTATCTTACGGGTCAGCTTGCCGCGCGTCAAGCGGAAGCCCCGCTCACCTTCCTTGGCCCTAGCGTTAATGGTGTGGGTGCGCAGGTCAGGGGCGTCGTAGACAGATAGCCAGCCAAAGCGGATAACGTCGTAAAGCTGGCTGCCCATTGCTAGCAGGTTGTCGCCCGTCTGGGTGTACTCCGTCACCCGCATACCGTGGCGACGGCCCAGGGTATTCTGAAGCCGGTAGCCCGCCGTCTCAAAGTGGGCGGGGTCATAGAACACGGCACGCAGATTCCAGCGGGCCGCTACCTCCTGTAGCCAAGGCACCGCCGTTTCCTCTGGTATTACGGGGTTGTCCTCTGTCGGCTCCCAGATACGGTGAGCCAGCAGCACCAGGCCAAGTAGCGGATGGTAGCCCACCAGTGTAACCGCTACGGAGTCGCGCTTGTGCGCCGCGTCCACCGCCGCGTATACGGGCATACTGCGATGCTTCCACGGCCAGATTACAGGCACCCGCGTCAAAGCGTCCCACTGTTCGGCCTTAATGAACGCCGACTTACTAGTAACCCACTTGTTCTCATGTAGACGCTGGTAAGCTTGGGGCCGTAGCTCAGCCTTTTGCTGGGCGTAGTATTCGGAGGTTTGCCAGGGCATGTGCGGCGTAGTGCCCCAGTAGCATACTATCGTGCCGCTCATGTCCTCATATATGGGGAGGGTACCATGGACGCTATGGCCCTTCTTTACCGTCGCCTCATACAAGCGCCACAGTAGCAGAGATTCGTCACGGAAGCCCGCGTAACTGTCTACCCAACGGATGCTATTCAGACGGGTAGGGACGGGCGTAAATTCGTCCCACAGGCGCTCGGAGCGCTCGCTGTGGAAAGCCCATAGCTCTGTCCAAAGGGTGATAGCCTGGTTGGCCCCAGCCTCCCCCGCGTAGTCATGGGGCAATGCTTCCAGCCGCCCACCGTCAGGGAACAAGATGCTGGGGCGGGGATGGCGGCGCACTGTCAGGTGGGCGCGTAGATGGGGGTTGGCCTCTATGACTTCCACGATGGCCCCGAATGAGCGGCTATGCGCTTGCTCTAGGTCGTTAGCCAGAGCGTAGCCTTCAGGGCG